AAAGAATTACACTAAACAATATTATGAAAGAGCAACAATATCAAAAAAAGATAACTCAAAAACTGGAGAAGGAGGGTTACTACGTGATAAAGCTAATAAAAACAAACAAAAACGGAATCCCCGACCTATTGGCATTGAAAAACAAGGAAATTTATTTTATTGAGTGTAAAACTCCTAAAGGGCGTTTATCAGAGATACAAAAATATAGATTGGAAGAGTTAAAGAAAAAAGATTTTAAAGTTGCGGTTAGCTATGGGGATGAGATAAAAATTATAAAATAAAAAAAGAGGTAAAGGAAATACGAATGGAACAATGAAGGATTAACATAAAAAAATAATTATTATATTTGTTAAATAAAACAAATACAAATGGCTTATTCAGCAGAAGAAATAGAAATTATATTTGACAAAATACTTGAAAGAATAGAAAAAGGCGAAGCATTAAGAACTATTTTGAAGGATAAATATATGCCTTCAAGTAGAACTTTTTTTAAATGGCTTGATGAAGATTCTGTAAAAGTAAAACAATACGCGTACTCTTGTGAACAACGAGCAGACGCGATATTTGATGAAATGATTGAGATTGCTGACGAAGCTCCTGAAAAGTATGATACTGAATTTAGCAAAAGAGTTGATGGGGGTTACGTCCAGAATAAAAGAGTTAGGATTGATGCAAGAAAATGGATGTTATCTAAAATGAACCCAAAAAAATATAGTGATAAAATACAAGTTGATAATTCAGAGTTTACAGAACAACCACTATTTCCAGAAATTAAAAAGAAATGAAAGAAACAGCACTACCAGTAAGTATAATGAAAATATCAGATGGTTTTCATTTAGTTGTTAATGTAAAAATCGAAGGCAAAAAGGCACGTTTAGTTTTAGACACAGGAGCATCATCAACGATATTGGATAAGAAAAGGCTTTTAAAACTTCAGGTTGATTTCTTTATTCAGGAAGAAATAAACAAAGCACAAACAGCATCAGGAGAAATAGAGCAATCATATACTCAAATTAAAAGCCTTGAGTTAAACGAATTAGTTATTAATGATAGTAAGGTTGCCTTAATGGATTTAAGGGAGTTAAACAATACTTATAAAGCTCATAACTTACAGCCTATTGATGGAATACTTGGTTCAGATATACTTGTTAAGCATAAAGCAGTAATTGATTTAGAGCAAAAAGAGTTATATTTGTTGGTTTAGGATTACAATAGTTTAAATAACTGAAAATCAAAAAACAAACACTAAAACTTTTTAGTAATAGAATAATGTTTCAAAGAACCACAGCAATAAACAAAATTCTTTCAATGAAAGCAAGGAAAAGAGTTGTTCAGGGGTCAACATCAGCAGGAAAAACTTATGGAATTATACCTGTTGAAATTGATTACTCAATAAAGAATCCAAGAACATTAACAACATTTGTTGCTGAATCAATACCTGCTGTTAAATCAGGGTGTGTTAAAATATTCAAAGATATAATGTTTGAAACAAAGCGTTGGAACGAAAATAATTGGTTAGGTAATCCGATGCAATACACTTTTAGCAATGGTTCAATAATAGAATTTAAAGCATTTGATACAGTAGGAAAAGCAAAAGCAGCAGGAAAAAGAGACAGATTATTTATTAACGAAGCAAACCATGTGCCTTTTCCAATTGCAGATGCTTTAATGATTAGAAGCATTGAAACAACGATTGACTTTAACCCTGATTCAGAGTTTTGGGCACATACAGAAGTGTTAACAGAACCAAATTCAGAATTTCTTTTATTAACTTACAAGGATAATGAAGCCTGTCCGCCTGAAACAATTGAGGACTTAGAAATTAAAATGGCTAAAGCCTTTTATAATGTTAATGGTGATTGGAATGACAAAGCAAATATTAAAAACCCATATTGGGCTAATTGGTGCAGGGTTTATGTAAAGGGGGAAACTGGAAGTCTTGAAGGAGTTATATTTAATAACTGGAAAACTATTGATGAAATACCTAAAGAAGCACGTTTGCTTGGTTATGGTTTAGACTTTGGTTATTCAAACGACCCCGCTGCAATAGTAGAAGTTTATAAATGGAATGATAAAAGGATACTAAACGAAATATGTTATTCAAAAGGCTTATCAAATAGGAAATTATCAGAAGTAATAAAAACAAAGTTACCAGTTTATTGTGATAGTGCAGAGCCTAAAAGTATAGATGAATTAAAATCATACGGAATAAAAGCATTCCCAGTTTCAAAGGGAAGTGATTCCATTAATTATGGTATTCAAATAATGCAGGAAGAAGATTATCTTGTAACATCATCATCAAGAAATTTAATTTCAGAGCTAAGAAAATACGCTTGGCAAAAGGACAGAAAAACAAACGAGGCAACAAATAAACCAATAGATGATTTTAACCATTGTATTGATGCAATACGTTATCACGAAATGGAGAATATCAAAAAGAAGCCAAAAAGAAAAGCACCAAAAGCAACAACATTATGATTAAAGCTAAAATCAAAGATAATGTTTATAACATTCCAACTAAGTGGAGTGAAACAACCTATCAACAATATATTGATTTAAAAGATGCTAACGGGGAAAACGAAATAATATCAGCTTTAACAAGTATTCCAATTAACATAATTAGCCAACTTGAATTAAAAGAAAAGAATAAACTTTATTTGCTACTTCAATTTACTAAGATTAAATTCGTTCCTGATGAATTTGAAAAGCCTGAACATTTACTTGTTAACGGTAAAAAAATACCTTACGTTAAAGACATAAAAGAAAAAACATTTGGACAAAAAATATATTTTCAAGATGTAGTTAACAACAATACAAACGACTTAAATAGCATTTTACTTGATATAGTTGCCATATTTTCACAACCTTATATTGATGAGTTAGAATTTGATATTAACAAAATTGATAGGACAAAAGAGCTGTTAAAAGAAGTATTTTTTGTAGATTTGTATTCAACTGCAATAGGTTATCTTAGTCAGTTAAAAAAAATAGTTGAAGAAGAAGCAAAGACATTAAGCGTAAAGCCTGACAATAATCAAATATTAGCAGGTGTAAAGATGTTTGAAAGGTTTGGGATAATGAATACAATAAAAGCATTAGCAAACAACGACATTACAAAATACGCTGAAATTGAAAGGCTTGAATATAATACTGTTTATGTTCATATGCAAATGAATAAAGTGCAGAAAGAATTTGATGAGAATTATAGGCAAGTATTAGAACAACAACGAAAGAGTAAGTAAATTAATCATCACCAGCTAATTAATTTATGAATAATGATAATTTCAATACTTAACACCTTAGTTTCTGGAATGACTTCAAGTACAGATAAGTTTACTTTTGGTTATGGTGCTGATTGGTTTGCAAATCTTGATTTAGATGAAGCAACATTTCCAGTTGTTTATTTAGACCAACCAGTTACAAACGATTACCAATTAACAGCAGGCAATTATATTGGTGAAGTATATCCAATTACTTTATTTTTTATGTATAAATCTGAATTAGATTATACACCACAACAACACGACGTTAATTGTATTACGCCTGCAAATAATGCCATAAGGCAATTTATATCAGTTTGCCAAGATTCAGAATTGATTGATGAAGTTTCAGATGCTTCAGGAAATGAATTTACTAATTTACTTGATGTTAACGTATCAGGAAAATCATTATCAATTACTTTAAAGCCAAGAATTAACGCTTCAGCTTGTATTCAATAATGTTAAACAAAGAACAAAATAAAAAGATAAAAACATTTGGTGAAGCCCTTGTCAAGAAATTACAAGCGGCATTGCCAAGTGCAACAGGTTCAACGGCAAATTCAATAAGGCTTGAAGTAACTCAAACTGGCTTTATAATTTATGGAGCAGAACATATTGATAATATATTTTTTGGTAGAAAGCCGACATCAGCAGGAGCCAAAAAAGGAAATCCAACGGTTCAAGAAATGATTTATGAATGGATAAAGGCAAAGAGCATTGCACCAAAAGAATCATCAATGAGCCAAGAAGCATTAAGTTGGGCTATATCAAAAAGCATACACAAAAAAGGTTATAAAGGAAAGGGTGATTTATTTAAAGATATTTTAAAGCCTAAAAACTTTAGTTCATTAGCAGATGAATTATTAAACATTGAAACAATAAACTTGCAAAGAAGTATCAGAAAACAAATAAAGAAATGAGCCTTAATATAACATCATATCCAGAAAAGGTTGTTGATAATGACAACAATAAAATAAGCCGATGGTCTGCCGTTCATCATTCAATTAAGTTTGGAATGAAGCGACAAGATTATGACATTAGGCATTACTATAATGCAACAACGTATGTTTCAACAATTGTAATAACAAGCGGAACAGTAATTGATTCATTTACAGCAGGTGATAAAATATTTGTTGAAACCCCAACAGGTTCTGTTGAATTAACAGTTGATAGTTATTCAGCACCAAATATTATTTATTGCGTTGCACAAGCACTTTCTTACAATCCTTCTTTGTATGGGTATATGAACGTATTAAGCAGAACGAATTACTTCATTAGGACTTTAATATGGGGTGTAACTCAATCAAACCAATATTACTACATTGGAACATCAATTAATAAAGTAGATTCATCAGGAAATGCAGAAATAGATGTTAGCTCATTTTTAAAGCAAGCAGTTGGTTATGAAAATGAGTTTGATTATGACAAGGTAAACGAAAAGGATTTATTGCTTGGCGGTCAATATAATATTACATTTAATGAAAATTGGGTTGGATATCAAGGAGAATATGCAGCAGTATCATCAACCAATTTAAGGTTTTATGTTAATGCAGCAAAACAAATTCAAGATTTGTACGGTTCAAATATGGGTGAATACGTTCCTTTTTATTTAGGTTCAAGCCCTGAAGTGGATGATAACGCTTTATTTTTATCTGACTTTGAAAAGCCGACATATTTTCCTAGCTACCCTTTTGACTTACAATTTATTTATTCAGAATCACTTGCAGGAATAGTTACAACCAGAGAAGAAGAAACATTTAATATTAACGGAGTATCACAGGGGACATCATCAACACAACTTGATAATTCACAAGTTCAAGAAGTAA